GCGCACTGGGAAGTCGCTCGAGGCGAACAAGAACAGAACACGCACTACTGCTCCAAGCCGGTGATTGACTGTCAGTGCTCCCACTGTTCTTCGAATCCTCGTCGATTGCTTGGACCGTGGATTCATGGGACCCCCGGAATGGTTGATGGACGTTCTGTCCGAAACGATCTCGAACACGTACGAGATCTCATTAAGTCCGGTAAACGGAAGCATGACTTACTGGACGACACTGAAGCCCTCGCAACGCTTGCAAAATACCCGCGCTTCATCGACTACTGTTTGGATGCATATTCTCCAGAAAGGGAGGAACCCCCCGAAGTAACTCTCTACTACGGTCCTACTGGATGTGGAAAAACTAGGATTGCTTCTGCCAATGCAACCTGGTCCTCACCTCTTGGAAAAGGAGGATGGTTCGACGGCTACGCTGGCGATGAGTGTGTACTCATGGATGACTTCGCAGGTAAGGCATCTCACACCGGTCTCTCTGACTTGCTTCGATTGCTCGATAGATATGCCCTACGGGTCCCCGTCAAGGGACTCTTCGTCAAGTGGCTCCCAAGAAGGATACTCATCACGACTAATATCCATCCACGAGAATGGTATGACTGGACACGCCGAGAGGCACAATATCCAGCACTCCAACGACGATTTACCAATATGGTTATCTGGGACTCCACCGGGACACAGACAAAATATCTCGAGCCAGGAGATTTGGACTGGGCCCGATTCTTTTCTACCTATGAAGACCAAGCCTCGTCTGCGCCGGCAGAACGCATCTACAACACTGAAACCGGAAGATTTGATCTAGTTCTTCGCAGTCGCCCTGGAGACTGGAAGAGAACGTTTGATTACATGTTTTAAAACCATATATTTGTCCTCCTATGGTAGTCCTTTCTGAGAAAGATGGCCTTCTGGGACCAGTATCTTATCTGTTGAAAGTACTGTTCAAGCTCTGCTTTATGTCTTGGATTTCCTGGAAAAGCGCTAACAGCGTTGGCCGCGATACGCTTATTAGTATGCGCAAGAGAAAGCTTATCCCTAGCGTAACGAAGAGAATCAAGAATGCGTTGATCAGCAGCCTGTTTACGCAACAAAGCATCCGATGCATGCTCCCAAATAGGCAACCTTTTGGACATAGAGAAAAAAATGATTTATTATCCAATGAACCGCAGGCGGATAGAACCAGTGAAGGAGATTAGATCGTCACCTCCAACAGAACCGGCGACAAGGAACAGATGGTTGGACTTGATATCCGTGAGAGCACCACCGGTCGTGTTGTACTCAACCTTGATGTTGCATCGCTTGTAGAACTCGATTTGTTTTCGAACGTTGTTGTAAGCAGTGGTCACACCAGACGGGGAGTTGAAAGTTTGGATCCAACGTTTCAGGATCCGGAAACGGCCACTATTTGCAATCAGGAGATGATTGGTCTCCGCTGCAGTGCTAGTGAAGATTTCACTAACGGCAGGAACAGCGCCGTTGGCCTGGCTATCTAGGACCAAATACATGAATGCCGTAGCTCCCGTAACGGCTCCAGCGGCGGGGGCATAATTCATTGTCCCTCGGATTTGGACGGACTTGACGAAAATCGCACGGCCGTCTCGAGTGTCTCCACTTGTCCCCTGGGCAATAGCAAGCATTGAGCTGACACCAATGTTGGCTAACTCCATTGTGGAATCGAAAGAGAAGGTAAAAGGGTCGATATCGTAGCTCTTGACTTCAGGGGTCAAGCCCATTCGCGCTGCGGAGTAGCCGAATCGAGCGTAATTGCCACCCGTCCTGGTGAAACCAGGAACGACTTGTCTCTTCGAGTAGAATGCACCGGTCTGCATTCGGGGGCCAATAAGCGCCTTTTGGAAGGGCTTCTTACGATAACCATTCGTGCCGGAATACTTACGCTTCATTAATTTAGTAGGGGATGAAGGAATGAAGGACCGATACAGAGTCCATGTAGTATTACCATGGACTCTGTAACACCGTAACGCCTTTAGGTTGAAGGTGTCCCGGGTCTGAGACTCGGGGAAATTATCTGCAGGTTTCTCGAAGGGACGCGTCCCTTCGAAATTTCGGCAGTGCGGGAAGACGCACAGCGAAATGTTACAAGTCTCTAGACTTCATTTCTCTCTATGGATCATAGTGGTAGTGACGAAGACATCTACGTTAACGATGTCGGAATCATCGAATATTATCCCAATGACGGCGACGACATCTACTGGAGCGATAGCGACGACATCGACGTCTCTAGCACGGAGATGGACGTTCACGCTGAACAACCCGAGTAGCGACGAGGCGGCCGATCAAATTCCTGGAAAGTTTTCTGGCGGGAAAGGATTTCGTTACCTCGTGTTTCAACTCGAGGAAGGCTCAACGGGTACACCCCATTATCAGGGGTACGTTGAGTTTAATACGCCACGTCGTCTTGGTGGACTCAAGAAGCTTTTGCCGCGTGCGCACTGGGAAGTCGCTCGAGGCGAACAAGAACAGAACACGCACTACTGCTCCAAGCCGGTGATTGACTGTCAGTGCTCCCACTGTTCTTCGAATCCTCGTCGATTGCTTGGACCGTGGA